TGATTCTTGAGCCAGATTGTGTCAGCACAGATCAGCTTGTGCAGACGATCTGCAAGCTCGACGACGCTCTCGAGCAGCTCCTTGCGAGTGTGCTGCTTGATCTCTGCCGAGATGATGAGGTCCATTTCACCTTCTGACCGTGCTGCCTTCAGGCGTCGGTCCAGGTCGTCAAGATCGATCTTCATTGAGGTTCTCCAGGTCAAGAAACTTCGGGCTGAAGTTCTTGTAGCGTGCGTCGTTCTCGAAGTAGTAGCCCGACGGGTTGCACACGATCCGAACACCATTCTTTCGAGTGTCGATCGAGTCATGCGTGTGACCATGAATCCAGACTTGGGGCGCGAAGGGCGCTTCCAAGACAAAGTCCATTGCAGAAGCAAAGCCGCCATTGCAGTCCGTGCCAAAGCGAGGGTGGCAGAGCGCGTACGATGGCATGTGGTGCGTCATGACGACCGTGACACCGTTGAAGGGCTTCTTCAGGTGCTCGACCAGTTGAGCACGCTGCTTCGCGTGAAGTTCCTGCATGTCCTCGACGTCAAAGATGCGGTTGCCCATGCGAATGACGCGGAAGTCACGTAGGTACTTGCCGACTTGGGTACGTTCCCAGCCGTCCTTGCCGCCGTCAGCCCACATCGTGCCGAAGATGATGCGCACGTTCTCAAGCTCTTCGCAGCCCACATCTAGACGTGAGTACGCGGTGCGACGAAGGTCATCGCCCAGGAGAATCTCGCCCCATTCAGCCAGCTGGTGCCCGTAGAACTCGTGATTGCCCGGGATGTAGTAGACCCGCTGGAAACGCTTGTCTGCTTCCACGAGGAACGCGAGCAGTTGTTGTTGGTCAGAGCTAATGTCACCTGCCAGAGCCAGCACGGATTCTGCATCACGTGGGTCTTGAGGGATAAAGTGTTCGAGAAGGAAGCTTGCTACCTTGCCCGAGTACTGTTCGAGGTGGAGGTCGCTAACGACTCTAATGTAACGCGGCTTCATATATGTCCATTCTATCACGTCCTCATACGGGACGACTCAGTTAGGACAGGTTCGCCACGCGTTGGATTGCTTCTTTGTGCAGTGAGAACCAACCGTTTACTCGCTGCTTCAGCTCGTGTACCGATCCTGGTTCCTGGAGATGCGCGACGGCTTCTACGACCGCCTCAGCAGCGGCACGTTCCTTACGGATGGCGTCTCGCCTTTCGGCGTACGCTGAGAAGTCATAGAGCTTCAGGATCCTCTCCAGTGGGTTTGTCCTCACTGGTATTTATCTCTGGCTCAGTCCCAGGTTCAGGAATTTCCCGAACGAGGTCTCGGCCGTCAATGACAAGGTTTCCTTCACCTGAGCGGAACCGCTGAACGCGGCTCATCACGATCTGCTCAGCTCGTTCACGAATCTCAGGCTTCTCGTTCTTGAAGAGATTCAGCGCCTGCAGGATGCGATAGGCAACCTGCTTTGACGTTTCGTCCTGCTTCTTGAATTGGCTCACGGCCGGTCCTTGAACTTCGTAACCAGTACTTCGTACGGGAAGACGAAGTACTGGTTCTCGCTGTACGTGGTACCGTCGTACGAGTAGTAGGTGCCAGTGACGCGCACGTAGGCGAACGGCTCCACGTGCTGGTCATCAGAGACGCCGATCACGCGGGTGACGTCTTCACCACCACCTTCACCACCTCCCTGGGACTCGTAGGTCTTCAGGTAGAAGGTTCCGTCCTTGAGCTCGATGCAGTCCAGCTCAGTGAACATTTCGAGATAGTTCTCGTCGCAGTAGCTGTCGACCTCGAGGAAGCCCTCACGGTACTCTTCCGCGGTCTCGTAGTCATCTGCGTACTCGAGCAGCTCTTCCATGTTCTGCGTATCGAGCCACGCAGACATGAGTGCCTGCACGAACGCGTTCGCCTTGCCTGTGACGCCGTTGTCGCCCAGGGCTTTGATTTCTGCAAAGGTCATTTTTAGTTGATGTAGGCGGAGAGGAGCGCGATGACAGAGGAGGGGACCGCTGCGACGACCAACACCGCGAGGTGAAAGATCAGGGGGAAGGGAACGTCCCGCGACTCAGGGCACTCGATGTTGCTCACGTCGCGGGCGTATCGTAGGAGGATGGCGTAGAAGACGAGGATCGAGATCACGAACCATACGTACGGGGCCATCAAAGTCTCCTTAGATTTCGACCAGCTTGTCTTCGCGGAAGGCCTGCTTCAGGGTGCAGAAGCGAAGCGACCGCAGTTCCTTGCCCTTGGCCTTCGTGATCTCCTGGTACGAGATGACGTGGGTGCCCTTGAGCCACTTGTCGGGGTTGGCCTTCATGTCGGCGCGCTGCGCGTCGTTGAAGCCGGAGCCGACGTTGAACTCGACGCGTTCACCGCCTTCGAGGAAGGCGACGCAGTTGACCCCGCCGACTGTGTTCTCGAGCCGGCTCTTGGCGCGGCCAGGGTAGAAGCCGACGATGCGTGCATCGACGTCGTAGAAGCGCTTGACCTTCACCCACGTGTAGGACCGCTTCCACTCGTAGACGGCCGAGCCGTCCTTGAGGATCAGACCTTCACGCTCGGCCTTCGACTTCGTCTCGTCGTCGATGACCTGGTTGCAGTAGGCCATCATGTCGTTGTAGTCGGAGACCATGCGGCCGACCGTCGGACGAACCGTCTTGGTGTCCTTGAACATGCGTGCGATGAACTCGCGGGCCTCATCGTTCGTGATGGTGGTCGACTGCTCGATCCAGTGGTCGATCGGCATGATGTAGAAGGCGCGGAAGATCAGGCTCTTCTTCGCATCCACGTTCTTGCTGCCCTTGGCGTTCATCGCGCCGGCGAACTCGGCCGACAGCGTCTCGCCGTCCACGATGAAGTCGTAGTCGAGCTGCTCACGAACAGCGAGGAGGTCCTCGTCGAACAGGCCGTTCAGGTGGTCCGACGGCTTGCCACCACGGGCGCGGTACTCGACCGGCTGGCCCTTGCGAACGAACGCGAACTGACGGGTGCCGTCGTACTTGATGTCAGCCCAGCACGGGAAGGTGACGTACTTCTCGAAGTCCTCGACCTCCTCGCACTTCTCGGCGAGCTGCTCTTCCCAGCTGGGAACGGGGTCGGTCGGCCACACCTTGTTGTAGGTGTCGGCGCTGAAGCCACCCTTGAGGTCCTTGTCGATGACGCGCTCGATGAACTCGGCGGTCTTCTGCGTGAACGTGCCGAGCGCATCGCGAACGGCTTCGCGGGCTGCGTTGCCGGTGATCTCGCGCTTCGAGAGACGGTCGAGCAGTGCGAAGAACATGTCGAGCGACTCGGGGTCCTTCTCGGCGTAGGTGAACGGCTTGTCGAACTTCTTCACGTAGAAGGTGACGTAGGGGTTCTGGGCGTACCACGCGAGCCGGCGGCTCGGTGCATCCAGCTTCGCCAGGTGTTCCTTGATGGCGGCCTTCGAGCCGCCACCCGTGGAGTTCTCACAGGCTGCGATGACTTCAGCAAAATTCATTGGGACTCCGTGTTGATGGTTCCATTATACACCGATGCGCTACTCGCGTAAATCACTTTTAAGCGATTTGATCTGACTCATCGTGATCGATTGCTTCAGTGAGAGAACCTGCAAATCATGTTCGATCTTCAAGCGCTTCATTTTCGTCTCGCCTTTAGCTCGTTCCTGAAGGGCATAGATGATCTTCCCACGAGCATTCGCGTCTTCGAGTCTGGCTTGACGCCATATGCGTAAATCTCGCTTGATGTAGCGCTTGCTGCTGCGCCGCATCTGCAAGTCGCTCAGCGGGCCGAGGATCGCCACAGCCCCAATCCATATGGCACCAATCTCGATGGCGTTCATCGGACCTCAGTGGGCGGGTTGTCGATCAAGTCGAGCATTTCCTTTGCAAGGAGGAGGTCGAACTTTCGGTTCACGTGGGCTTCACGACACTTGTCGATCGTGATTGTGATCCCCTCGAGGTCAGCGAGAAGCTTGATCTTCTTCATGGGGCGTTCGCCAACGCAGGCGTCCACGACCCTCTGAAACTTCTCGAGCTGCGCGTCCATCTGAGCAATCGCCGCCGCATACTCGTCAACGTCAGCTTGGATGCGCTTGATGCTCGCTACCCGGAGGTCCCGAGCGGTCCTACGAGTTCGCCTCGCATCCCACAAGATGGCACCAATACCGATGGCACCAACTGTGAGAGAAAGGCCGGCTCCGATGAGCGGCCAGTTCATGATCAGGCGGCCTTGTAGGCGGCGACGATCTTCGGGGCGATTTCATCGCTGAACAGGAAGTTCTGCGCGTTGCCGTCCTTCATGACGATCTTGGAGTTCTTCATGCCTTGGAAGGTGTACTTGATCAGGCCGCGGCGGCCGTTGAGGACCACGGTCGTGCCGATCATCGCCTCGGTCAGGCCGAGGAAGAAGCCGCGGCGCTTGAGGTGAACGATGAACTCGGGGTTGACGGCGTTCGGGTTCGCGTCCTTCTCGGTGAAGGTGACCTTCGCTTCGAACGAGGTGTCCGAGTACTTGATGG